GCCGAAGATGGCTGGGGGCTACAGTGGGGGTGGCATCCCGGTCGAGAACCTTCTTGAGTGTGGGTACAAGCTTGTGACTGCGCTGGCCCCGTAGTTAGGCCAAGATGAACTCAAAGTTGATCCGCCGGATCGTGGGTGAGGGCCAGAGTACACCGCAGCACCCCGCCCCGCGCCGCAGCAGCGTTATGGCGCGTGTTCTCGGCGAGGACATAGGCGTGGCTACCCGCGCTGACCAGAAGCCTGAGACGCCCTCTCAGCCCGACCGCACGCCCACGCCGTCCGGTGAGCGCGACGAGATGACTGACATGACCGAGCTTCCGCAGGAGGCCGACAGCGGCGTAGAGGCCCTCGCGGGTGCGTGGCAGAGCGGCAGCAAGCAGGACGTGGCCTTTCAGGTGGCTTCCGGCATACCGTATACTGATTTGGTCGCGCTCATCTTCATGATTGGTCAGGACAGCGCGATGGAACTCGCCATGAACGTGGACGAGATCATGGCGCAAGAAGAGGACGCGCAGACTGGGCAGGAGCCCAGTGGTGGGCCGAGCCCGATGGTTGGGCGCGTCACTGGTGGTGAAGCTCAGGAGCCCGAACCCGAACCCGAGCCCGAGGCTCAGCCGAAAACGGAGAAGGAATGAACCCGCTTCTAGCCAGAGTCATGGGCACCGGCCCGGCACCACTTGTCGAGGCGACCGGTGATGTAGCTCCTGTTCTCGCAAACCTGCCGCGCAAGACGTACCGCGACCGGTTGGCTCAGATGCGGCAGCGCCGCGATCCTGAAGGCTTGGATGACGGCGGCGACGTGCGGCGTGTCGTTGGAGAAGCAGTTGACCAGCCCAAGGAGACGAAGCCCATCATCCCGCCGGATGCCCCGGAGATCGACACGGTTGGAGAGCCCATCAAGAAGGGCATGAGGCCCGTTAGGGACGTGGTGATGGAGCCGAATGACCCGTACGCTGACAAAGAGAAGATGATGACGCCCACGGCGGCCTTGGTCGCCCCGGATGTGACTCCAGAGGCTGATAAGCCCATTGACCCGTCAGCGGTGCCCGGAGCCTCCCGCCAGACTTTCCGAGCCAAGGATGCCGAGGCAGAGCCAGCGGCAGAGACGCAGCCGCACTCTTCCGTAGACACGATGGACATTCTGCTGGGCCGCCAGCGTGGTGCACCGTCGCGCCAGCAGGAGCCCGATCAGGTCGTGACTGCCGAGTCTGCGTACTCGCAGCTTGGTATTCAGTCTCCGGCGGCCATGAACGTTACGGAATCCTCGGCGGGCATGGGGCAGGTGCTTCTCAAGGAAGGGCAGGATATGCCGGAGCACGTGCCGGGTGATGGCAGGAAGATCATGGAGAACTTCCGGCGCTTTGTGCGATGAGTGCCGTCGAGCGCGCCAAGGCATGGGCGGTCGAGCAATTTGACCTCAAAGTAACACAGGGGATAATTGCCGTAGACGGGAGATTGGAGTGGTCCGAGGCGTTAACGCAGGAGGCTGTAGACAAGTTTGGCCTCTTAGGCGCTCAGTCTCAAGACAGTAGCTCACCAGTTTTGCAGGATATTCTCGTATACGTTCTGAGCCATGCCGACCGAAGTTTCAGCCAAGCCTAGCGCGCCTGTTCCGCGAAAGCCTGCCGTCCACGTGCTCATAACACGCGAGGCGTGGAGCGACTTCTTCGTGATAACGCTGGATAACGGCCAGAGCGAAGAGCTTGAGGTTGAAGACTGTAAGAAGTGGTTCAAGGATCGCGGGGCGAACATGGACACCGTAGACAAGGCTATGGACCACTGCTGGAACTTCTACCGCTCCGAGGTCAATATCAACAACTTCAAGGAGCTTTCCATCCCCAAGCTCCCACACGCTCCAGAGCTGTAAGTGACGGCTGCTTGGTCGGTTGATCTTCAAGCGTCTTAGATGCGTAGACGCATACGGACACGGCTCCAAGGTGAAACTCTTCGTGGTTATGAATAGCGATTGTGTCCATTGCTATGCGACAATACCTTGCCGAAGGCGTAACCGGCGCGTTTCCTTTCTTTGTAGACCGGACGAAGCCTCTAGTCTCTGAGAGCCGTCCAAGCGGGCTCAAGGTTACTCGCATTCCGGGCCGCCTAAGCATCTGTGACTGCGTAAACGGGAACGGGAGGCGCTACTCCAAGCACGTTTGGGAGAAGAATCTCACCAACGGCTCCCCGCTGATGGAGGCCATAGAGCGCAATGCGGCTTTCGGCCTGCTGGAACACCCCAAAGACGGAATTGTCACCCTTCTCTCTCCCATCTCCCACGTCGTCACCGAGGCTAAGCTCATCGAAAGCAAGGATGAGGTCGGTAAGTCTATCTGGGAGGTCGTGGGCGAGATTTCCCTCGTCGAGACCCCGGAGGGCGACAAGCTCAAGGCCCTGATCGAAGCCGGGTACAACCCGCTCGTGTCCAGCCGGGGCTACGGTTCACTTTCCAAATCCGCCGACGGCATTGACGACGTACAGGATGACTACGTGTGCGAGTCGTGGGACGTGGTTATCAAGCCCAGCTTTGAGCAGGCCGAGCTGAAGCCCGTCCGTGAGCCTGCCGCCAGCGCGCCCAATGCACGCATGGCTGCGCCGGTTGCCCCCAACCCTACTGCGGAGTCCAAAGAGCCAGCCAAGGAGGTCGCTCTGACGGAAGCCAAGACCGATTTGAAGGAGTCTCCTTCAACTGGCCCAGCCGCCGCTGCCGCCAGCCCCACGAAAACCAACAGGATCAAAAGTATGGAACTCAACGAGATCAAAGGCCGTGTAACGGCACTTCGAGCGGTGGAGCCTTCCAAGCTCGACCCGCAGCGGTTCGCTGAGAGCGTGACTTTGATCGAGGAGCTGCATCAGGAGACTGCCAAGTGGGCAGCCGGTGATGCGACACGCGCTTGGGATGCTCAGAAGACCCATCGCGAACTCGATCAAATGGCATCGTCTTTCAACGAAGCTGCGGCGGCTCCTACGCGTCAGGCCAGAAAGCTGACGGAAAACAACACCAAGCTCATGCGCGTGGTGAACGCGGTCGCCCAGACTGCCATCACGTACAAGAAGAAGCTCGGTGAAAGCCTTCAGGCCGGGACCAAGGCCCAGAAGATGGTGGAAGAACTGACCAAGCGCGGTCAGGGCTGGCGTCAGATCGCCGAAGATCGCAAGGGCAAGCTGCAACTCATTGAGAAGCAGTTTGACACCTCGACCGAAGCCCTCGACCTCATGGCCGCCCGGTATCACGAGGACACCACGGAACTGGGTCGCCGCCTGCTCCAGCTTGAGTTCAAAGACAAGCTGGCCACCAACGAAGCTCTGACCAAGAAGCTCAAGGAAGCCACCCGCCTCCGCCACGTTGCCGCCATCCGCGAGGAGCTGGAAGGCAAGAAGCCTGTGGTTGAGGGAGACAAAGGCCCCGCTGCGACGCCGAAGGAAGGCGAAGCCCCGTCCAAGGAAGCCATCAAGGACGAGAAGCAGAAGGGTGCCCCGAGTCCCGAAGAGGGGAAGGTCGCCAAGGAACCCGGCAAAGTGACCAACGAGTCCAAAGAGGACAAGAAGGCCGCCCCGGTGACCGAGGACAAAAAGGATTCAGCCGCAAAGCCTGTGACTGAAACGAAGGTTATCTACTCGTCGTCGTTCACGGCCCCCGGTCTGAACGAGAGCGTGGAGATGGTACGCCGTATGAGCGGTGCTGCCGCCAAGTAACCAACAACAACATCAACATCAATAACAGAAACCTATGGTAATCCTACACGAGTCAGGAAGACCGATGTTGGCGAGTGAGGGCGGTCAGATCAACCGCTTCACGGAAATCCTCGAATGGGGACACCGTCTCGCTGAAACCTCGGTCGGAATCCCCGAGAAGAGCACGCGTGGGCTTTGGGAAGCCCGTGGCTGGAAAGAGTTCGTGCAGCACATGCCCGAACACAAGCGGCCCGTCGCTGCGATCATGCTGGAGAACTGCCGTTCCCGGTTTGGCCGCCTCGACGAAGTCACCCGCACCACATCACTGGGAACGTTCGACAAGTGGATTTTCCCCGTGATCGCGAACATGTCGGAGAACGACGTGATCGACCAGTTGGTGGCCGTGCAGCCGATGGCTGGCCCAGTGAGCCAGATCGTCTACATGGACATCGTGACCGGTCGGCGCAAGGGCCGCACCCCGGCTGGCGCTCCCATGTGGCGTGCGCTTCAGGGCGCAGTGGACCGCGACGACGACGCTGATGAGGTCGTTCAGGACGAGAGTGGCACCACGAGCGGTGGTGGCGTGCTTGTCCTCGAATGGACTCCGATCCGCGCCGGTACGATCAGTGGCACCGCAGGTGGGCTAACCGTCGGCGACGACGGCAACGGCAACATCATTGACGTGGCGACCAACGGCAGCGTCGGCACCATTGTCTATCAGGGCACGGGCGCGGGCACGCTGACCTTCACGGACGGCGCGCACAACACGGCGGCGTACTCGCTGACGTACGCGTTCAACTCGGAAGGCAATCTCGCGATCCAAGATTACGAGATGAAGCTCTCCAGCACTCCTGTCACCGCCAAGGTGATGAAGCTGAAGACGCTCTGGTCCGAGGAAGCCGATCAGAACCTGCAAGCGATGTACAACATCAAGGCGGAGAGCGTCCTGCTCAATGCCCTGACGAACGCATTGCAGTATCAGAAGCACCGTCAGGTGATCTTCGACCTGCGCGCCAAAGCGGACGCCGGTTTCGTGGTGTGGGACGCCATCGCCCCGGCGAGCGTCAACTACCAGACCCACAAGTTCTCGATCATCGACGCCTTCGAGACGGCCAGCAATTTCATTTTCGGTGCCACGAACATGGTGGCCGGAAACTGGTTGCTGCTCGGCCTTCAGGCGGCGACGGTCGTGGCGACACTGCCGCAGTTCGTTCCCAAGAACAACCGCGTGCAGATGCAGGGCATCACCTACATCGGTGATCTGGGGAACAAAAAAGTTTTTGCTGATCCCCACTATCCGAACAACGAGTTTCTGGTCGGCCACAAGGGCGACCAATTCTTGACGACCGGGTACGTGCTGGCGGAGTACCAAAAACTGTATACGACGCCCGACATCGTTCTGCCGGACTTCATCCATCAACGCGGGTTCGCGACCTCGTTCGCCCGGAAGATGATCAACTCGAAGATGTATTGCCGAGGGTTGATCCAGAACTCGCCGACAGCGTTTGGCCAGACCATTGGCTAAGCTGAGCGACCAGTTTGACACGAGAGCCCCGGAGAAATCCGGGGCTCTCTTTTTGTATACCGAAAAACTTCAGCCCTTCTTGCGAGGGGCTGTGGGTTGTTTTGCACTGCCTTTGTATTGCCGGGCATAGTATGGCCGGGAATCGTGGCGTAAAAGGGACGCCTTGTCCGATCCAACGTATACGAACTTCAGCCCGCCGTCAAGAAGACCGGCGGGCTGTGGGTTGTTCTGGGTTGGAGGGTGGGGTCTAGTCGAGGGCCGGGCGGTGCTGACGAGGTGGGGAGGGAAATCTTCGGC